CCTTTAGGTTATTGGTTGGCATTACTGTTTGTCCTCCGTTAGTTCTTTTAAGTGAAGCTCTAAAGCTCGTGGCAGGACAACCTTTTCCTTTTTATACTTAGTTGAGTCAATCCACATTTGGGTGTCTTTGATACGGGCTTCTTGCACAGCTAGGGCGATTGCGTGGTCTTCATGTTGTCTAAGTTTCGCTTTTACACTGAAGTAAGTGGCAGTATGACTTATTTCAGGCTTTTCTTTCATCTCAACTAAAAGTGGTAATATTATTTCATTGAAGTTCTCTAGCTCTGTCGAACTGTCCTTGCTGGTCATATCAGCCTCCTCCGTAAACATAAAATGCGTCTGGTTCAGTTACTACCTGGTGTGGACTACCAAAGAAATTGTCAATAATATATTGGTGGCTGGGATATTTCTTCAAAAATACTTCCTTGGCTTCGTCGAGGCTATGGGCAATAATTACTACCATACCTGTCGTGTAGTCTCTTAAAACATCTTCCCAAACATACACTCTTAGCGGCTTGGTGTCCTTGCTGGTCATTCGGTTAATCTTCATATGCTATCTCCATTGCTAAAATCTTATTACATGTTTCAAGGTCGGATTCACCTGTGTGGTATGTATGACCAAGTTTAAGGGTAATAATACGATAAACTTCTCCTCTTCTCAATCTGCCACTACGCCACAGTGGGTCAATCTTAGCGTGAACCGCCATACGAGCCTCTCGAAGCTCTGCCCCAGCCATAGTGCCTAAAGGTCTACGGCTATTATCATGACAACCAACATAAGTATCATGTTCTTTGCAGTAATAACACATGTATGACTTGCCATAGTTGCGACCATATTTCTCTTTATTCTCTACCCATGGGGCAGGTTTACTATCAACTGGACACAGAACGATATACTTGGGGTCAGGGCTGGTAGGGTGGGTCATAATATTGCCCCGTCTTTCTTTAACCAGTCAATTGCTTCAAAATAAGAGTGATCGTTCTGTTCTGACTTAAAAGCTGAAGTCCGTTCCGTAAGGGATTCGTCAGTGTAGGTGATTAAACCCATCGTAAATAATTCGCGTCGCCTGCGGGTGATTGTTTCGCTGCGCGTCACCCGGCCGATATTCTCCTCCAGGCTGCGGCCATCCGTCCAGCCCTCAAACCGCCAGACGGCAGCGATGAGGTCGGCGTCGTTATTCTGACATCCGGGGTTTAGCTGGATGACTTCGTAGACTAGTTTCTGTTTAGCTGATATGTTCATTAGAAAGGTATCTCATCTAGATTTATTGGCTTATCAACCTCTTCCTCGGTTGGGAGGATGTCCTCAAAAGCCTTATCCATGACATTTGATTGGGGCATTGGCCGGGTATCTTTTGGCGGTTCGACTGGTGGCCGTGGGTTCACGTAAATGCGGCCGTCCCATTCATTTCCAATTGGCAGGGTGTCGATTTGCATATACATATTGTTAAAATGTGGTGAGGCGAACAGGACACCGATTTCAGCATAGCGGTTCTTGGTTTTGCCGTCCTGCTCGTAAGTTCCGGTCTTGACGCGAAGGTCAGCGTAGAGTTTTGGTTTATGATCTTCCATTATTTAACTAACTCCTTTAATAGTTCTTCTAGTATTTCATCAGCTCGTTGCAGGGTGCGAAGCTGGAGGTCGCGCTGTTCCTCAATTAAACCTTCGACGTGTTCACGCCTAATGATGATGTCGTAGGTTTCTAGTTCCTCGTAGGCCACCATGTCGTTAATCATCGTCCAGTAAAGGGTATCAAGGTGTTCATTGACCACGAAATAATCGACGGCTTGGTCTACATTATCACTCGGTATACTAAGTATAGGGTTGTAGTCTTTGAGTTTCTTAGCTTGAATGTCCTCATAAATAAGGTTGAGGTGCTTATGGGTATCAAACGCCTTTATTTCTTGAGCATATCTTGGGTCTTTGGAGTTTTCCTCGGCGTCGGGTGACAGATAGATATTAGGGTTGACGTCGGACTGCCAGACACGGCCTTTAATGAGTTTCAGTTTGTGCTTTTTATTGGTCTTGCTAATCGCCATTTCTTCGAGGCGGTGGCCGCGATCACGGTCAGGCTCACCGTCTTTGGCGATTGAGACGCGCTCGGCGATGATTTTCCACACGCCAACCGCCCCCTCGATGATACCTTTTTTCTTGCCAGTTTTGAGTGGTTTGATACCAGCGACTTTCGAGCCGCCAATTTTACCTCTACGGAAGTCAAACCAAACCTCAGAGTTCTGCTCGATTTCTAGTATTTTCATTACTGGTTCGCTTTCAATTTATCTTTAATTTCCTGCTTTTTTTCTTCGGGGGTTTTTGAATCAAGGATTTTAACTTCGATAAAGTCCTCTTGTGAGTAAACATCAGCGAACAGTCCGAGTTCGGAGGCGCATTTTTTCTTAGCGTCAGTAGCGGCCGCTTTTAGGTCGTTACCAAAATCTAGTGGCATATCGTTATCCTTACGGAAAGCGACCTCGTGTCGGCCGTACTGTTCTTTGGTAATCCACTCATCACCAATCTTAACCTTCAGACGGCCCTGGACGGCCACTGTGCCGGTCTTAGCGACCGCGAGGGCTTCTTGCATGGAGGTAATGACCTCGAATGACCAGTTGTAGCCAAACAGTGAGTTTAAGACTTGAGTGACGTACGACCCGCTAACATAATTCCAACTACCACCACCTTTAGCTGGGCGCTGCTTGATTTTGTCTTTAGGGGTCTTGGTGAAGAACTTCTGCACCTGGTCAGTTGTAAGCTGAGTTTCAACCTTTAGAATAAGGTCTTTTTCGATTGTGTTTGCCATTAAGTAATCCTTTCGTTTAAATTACTCTCTTACTATACATTACCTGTAGCATAATATCAAGACTATATATTAACGGAATTATCGGATATACTGTAGACAGTCAGGAACAATAAGTATCTAAGGAACTCTTTATCGTTTGATAATCCTTTCGCCTTTTTTGCCTACCCGACTACTGGCCTCTCTACCCACCTAGAGGGGTCTTTTATTTGGACTTGCCACGATCAACTTATAAGCATATACTTGGCATTAACCGTTCAATGACTTCTTCGTTAAGTAATCATTGGATGGGGGTATAAGCTACGAAAGAAAAGCCACCAGTTTAATGGTGGCTCTTGCTCAATGACTACTTCGTTATATTCACTATAACAAACGCTCATGGTTTATGCAATAGTCTAGAGACGGTTTCTTGCACCGATTAGGGGACTAAAAAGAACCTAATAGAAAAATAGAACTTCGCTACCTGTACGGCGTGTGGTCCAGGAGGTGCGTCAATGACCTGCCCTTTAACAATCCAATCAGTTGAATAAAGCCCTTTAAGTATTAACTACTAAAAGAGAATACCCAACAGCAGGAACATCAATACCATTTCATTGAATACCTTGCGTATGTATATTCTCTCCGTAGCTAGACTAAAAAATAAGGGTTTATTCGAGGTGATTAAAAATTGGTTTGAATTATATACTTGACATTACCATGAGCATGATGTATACTACAGTCATAATCAAAAACGAAAGGATTATATGACCAAAATTAACCCAACAAACAAACTATCAAACGTAAAAGACCAAGCGACCAAGCTGTATAGAATGGCCCTGTGCTTCGCCTCAGACGCTGTCATGGCTGCCTTTGCCATTATTGGCATAATGAGCCTCATTCACACAGAATCTCGCATACAGACTGGCCTAGCCATCTTCTTTGTCCTGCTTCTCCTGGCGGTGAAGTTCAACAACAAAAAATAGAGTACAATATAAGCGTACATAAATGAATCGTAGCGGTTAGACACCTGGCCGCTACGATAACAACAAGGAATATCTAGCCTTCGGGCTGCCTACCATGCGTAAACCATTTATCATCACTATCGTCGCCTCATTGATCGTGCCGTTTATTATCGGCGGCCAAATCCCTCCATTTATTGAACTCGATATGGGACCGACCATACTACAGCCAACGGGTCAGACCCTCCCAGCCCTTGCGTCGGCCCCAACCGTACCCGAGGCTATCGCCCCTCCGTACGTTGCGCCTAAGCCAACAACTGTTCAGGGAACCAGCAGCGCCATGCAATTTATTTTCCAGCACGAATCAGGCAACCGCCTGGACGCGGTGAATGAGATAGGCGCTTGCGGGATTGCTCAAAGCCTTCCGTGTTCTAAACTCTCTAATGTCTGCCCCAACTGGCGCACCGACGGTGAATGTCAGATACGCTTTTTTACAAATTATGCGATTGGACGGTATGGCTCGTGGGAAGCGGCCCAAAGTTGGTGGTTGTCACATTCGTGGTGGTAGGCTAAGATAATAGCGGAAGTTCGTTCTTGGTTTTTCCAACTTCCAAACCTCCACGATACCAGGCTGTAACTACCCTCCGCAGCCTGGTTTTATTTCGTCAAATAATCTTTAATAAAAGTCTTGCATTTACCTGTAGCATAATGTATTATAGATACATAACCAACGAAAGGATTATACAATGTCAAGATTAGTCAAAGACCGCAAGTACTTGAAACGCCACACTAACGGTGGAATCGAAGTACGTCGCGCGATGAGTAAGGTAGAAGCTAAGATTACCGTCGAAAGCAAAGACCCATCATACGCCACTCGCCAATCAATGAAGCAGTTTATCTCTAACCGTCCTATGGGGAACTACTAAATGGTTCACTATAACCAGTATCACCCAGACGATGAAATGAACGATAAACTTTACGAGGAGGGACTAATTGCTGAGCAAGACATCGTTGACAAGACCAGGACTGATTTAATCGACTCAATGGTAGTAAACTACTTACAGGACATCGAAACCTATTTTGACCTGGATACAACTGACCAAGCGATCACCGTCATTAAGGAATCATTAAAAAGAATCGAGGCTGAGAATGAATGATAATACTAAACCAGAGTTCTTCGGCCTGTGGTCAGTCAGACAATTACAAGTTGAGTGCGCCAGATTGAATCAGTTGCTTAAAGAAGTAATTGAACTATCCGAAAAAGCACTAGAGACCAAGTAACTTAACAATTTATAGGGCGAGCTGGCTATATAAGACTACCGAACGGTTTACTCAAAGAAGTATCAGAAGTACTTCATAAGTCTCGTATTAAACAGGCTTCATGGATAGAACGGCTAATCTTAAACCACATTGAACGCAAGCATAAATAACCACCTATACAAACGGGGGTTATTTTGATATGATGCGGATATATAGTTCTGCTACAAACCTAGAGGAGACAATACAGTGGCTTTGATAAAAAAGGGTGAAGTTCTTAACCCAACAGGCAAAGGTGGTTTTCAAGATAGACCTGGTGATATTAGCCCCGGTGGTTGGAAGAAAGAAAATGTCTTTAGCTGGCAGTATAAACGCTTTATGAATATGACTACAGATGAGTTAGAGGAGTATCAGCAACAACCCGCCGGGAATCATTTAGTAGTTGAGGAACTAGCTTATCAGAGGATTATGGCAGCTAAGGCTAGCTTGCCAGATGTTAAAGAGATTTCAGATCGTACTGAGGGCAAAGCTCATGAGAGTTTAGATATTACTACCGATGGTGAGTCACTTAACATTACAAAACTAACAGACGAGGAACTGAATGAGCGAATCGCAAACTTTATCAGTGAAACAAAGCCTCAGTGACCTGTTAGACGAGAGAGACAGACGCAAAGCAGCCAAAGACTGCGTGTTCTTTATTGAGCATTACCTCAAGACCTTCGACCCTCGGCCCGAGGCTTATCCTCATCACTTAGACTTTATACTGTATGACTATCAAAAGGATTATGTAAATGGATTAGTCGATGCAATTCGTAAAGGCTATGACATCATGGACGAGAAATCTAGGGACATGGGCGCGTCTTGGCTCGCCCTCGCAGTGAGGTTTTGGTTTTGGTCGTTCGAGGACGGCTACCAAGGGCTACTCGGGTCAAGGAAAGAGGAGTACGTCGATGATAATACTTTGGCCTCATTATTCGGGAAGATTGACTACTTTATCGCTAATATCAAAGACCCACTCCTATTGCCGGAGGGCTTCGAGACTAAGAAGAACCGTACCTACATGAAGCTGACCAACCCGGCTAACGGGAATGTGATGAAAGGCGAGTCATCTAATAAGAACTTCTCTCGTGGTGGCCGCTATAAAGATGTCCTGTTCGACGAGATAGGCTTCTGGCCTGACGCTCGGGCTTCGTGGACGGCCGCTGGAGATGCGACGCGTTGCCGTCATGCTGTCACGACCCCACCAGACCAACCATCGTTCTCTAAAGTCTTGCGGTTTAGCGAGAAGGTAAAGGTCAGAACGTGGCATTGGCGTCTGCATCCTCACAAAGACGATAAATGGTATGCCTACGAGCAGACCCGACGAACCGAAGAAGAAATCCTCCACGAGCTAGATATTAGCTGGGAGTATTCCAGTACCGGCCGACCGTACCCAGAGATTGCTAAAGTCCCCTTTGGACAGCAGGGTTATGATGAAGAGATGCCGTTGTAC